ACACCGTGTTAGAAACGAATTTGCTGAGATTTCTTATAAAGAATACGACCACGCAGCTTGTAATGCATTGATAGAAGACATACAAGCTATGGCCCTAAGTATCGCAAATGATAAAGAGGGCGACGAAATCATTACAGAGATGGAATACAAGAAGTAATTGTTTACAAACTCGTACTTTAATGGTACTATCATTCTATATTATGAATAAGGAATCCCATGTCTAAATTTTACACATCAGTCGAACGTTTCGGCAACAATATCCTTTGGCGAGGTTATGAGAATGGCAAAAGCTTTTCTCGCAGAGTTAAGTATCAACCAACACTATTTACAGGAGTAAGGCACGATACTAAATACAAGTCTCTTAGTTCTGGAAAATATCTAGAGCCCACTAAGATGGACTCGATGCGTGATGCAAAGGATTACATTGAACAATATAAAGATGTGCATGGTTTTGAAATAGCAGGGTCTAGTAACTATGTAGCTCAGTTTATTCAAGAAAATTACCCAGGTGAAATCAAATATGATCCTTCATTGATCAATATCGTATCATTTGATATTGAGGTTGATATCGCTACAGGATACCCAGATGTTAATACTGCTGACAAAGAAATTACATCTATAGCTTACAAATCTTCGAAGTCTTCTGATTACCACTTGCTTGGCCGCAAGGGTTATGACAAAAGTAAGACTTTACTAGATCTTGATCCAGATAACATTCATTTCATGGAATTTGATACTGAGCATGCTTTACTTAAGCGCTTCAAAGAGTTGTGGATCAATAATTATCCTGATATCGTTACTGGTTGGAACGTAGAATACTTTGATATACAATATCTTATAACTCGCATGAAGAACTTATTCGGTGAAGAATGGGTAAAAGATCTATCACCTTGGCGTAGCATTAGACCAACAGGCCGAGAGTTCTATGGTAAAATGCAAAACACATATGAGATTTCTGGTGTCTCTATCATTGACTATATGGATTGCTTTAAGAAGTTTGGCTATAAGTATGGTCCGCAAGAGTCTTGGAAGCTTGATCATATTGCTAACGTTGTATTAGGTGAAAAGAAATTAGATTACTCTGAGTATGGTAACCTTAACGCGTTATACGAACAAAATCCACAACTATATCTTGACTATAACCTTAAAGACACGTGGTTAATCCAAAGATTTGAAGATGAAACCTCATTACTCCAACTCGTTATGACTGTCGCATATGGCGGTGGTGTAAACTATAACGATGCGTTTGGTACAGTTGGTATTTGGGAAACAACTTTATATCGCAAACTTATGAGCGAAGGCCGTGTTCCACCAGTCAAAGGTGGCCCAGGTCAAAGAGCTGGCGATCTTGTAGGTGGTTATGTTAAAGATCCACGTGTAGGTATGCATCCTTGGATCGTATCATTTGATCTTAACTCTCTGTATCCGCACTTAATGTTACAATATAATATGTCTCCCGAAACTTATTTGTCAGAAGAACGAGATCATGTTACACAAGATATGGTATTGAATGGTCAGTACCAAAGTAATAGAGAAGATATGTCTGTATGTGCTAATGGTGCTTGTTTTACTAATCAATTCCAAGGTGTAATTCCTAGCATCATTGATGAATACTACGGTAATCGTAAGATCATCAAGAAGAAAATGCTTAAAGTAGAGCAAGATCTTGAAGATGCTACTGATCCTGCACAGAAAGAATTGTTAAAGCGTGAAGCAAACCAATTACATAACTCTCAAATGGCTATCAAAATTGCTATGAACAGTTTGTATGGTGCTACAGCAAATATCTACTTTCTATACTATATTAACGACATGGCCGAAGCTATTACTACATCTGGTCAATTGTCTATTCGTTATGGACAGAAAGCAGTTAATGACTATCTAAATAAAATATTAAAGACTGATAAAGACTATATCGTTTATATCGATACAGACTCTATCTATGTTGATATGGCACCAATCGTAGAGAATGCCTTTGGTACTGTTGATGTTGACCGCAAGAAAGGTGAAGAGTTTCTTGACAAAGTTTGCCAGATGAAGATTGAACCAGTGTTAGAAGCTGGTTATATCGAACTCGCAAAGAAGATGGGTGCGTATCGTCAAGCTATGCAAATGGCACGAGAAAAGATTACTGATAAATCTGTCTTCATCGCTAAGAAGCGTTACATTATGAATACTCTTAACTCAGAAGGTGTACACTATGAAGAGCCAAAGATATCAGTTACTGGTTTAGAGTCAGTAAGGTCTTCGACGCCTGAAGTATGTCGTGATAAACTTAAAGAATCTTTCAAGGTTATTATGAACGAAGGTGAAACAAAAACTCAAGAATTTATCGCAGACTTTAAAGCAAAGTTCTTTAATCTTCCTGCTGAAGACATTGCAAAGAATTCAGGCACAGACAACATAGATAAATATCGTGATAGAGGATCAGGATCTCTATACAAAAAAGGCTGTCCTATGCATGTTCGTGGTTCGATACTTTATAACCACTATCTTAGACAAAACGGCTTAGATAAAAAGTATGATAGTATTAAAGGTGGAGACAAAATAAAGTTCGTATATCTAAAAACGCCTAATCCAATACGAGAGAACATCATATCTTTCCCTGGTGTCTTACCTCCAGAACTTGGGTTAAACAAATATATCGATTACGAAAAACAATTCGACAAAGTATTCTTAAGCCCTTTGCAAGCTATTCTAGAAGCAGTTGGTTGGAATGCTGAACACGTCAATACGTTAGAAGATTTTTTTGCTTAGGAGTAATCATGAATACCAAAACCAGAATAGAAGAAGTTACTAAGGCTCACAAACATCAGCACTCTATTGTTGAAACATTAGAAGCCGAAAAAGCACCAGAAGAAACAATAACAAAAGCTAAGATTGTTAAACTAAAACTTAAGGATGAGTTAGAGTATCTGTATAAGCTAAATGATTGACATTTGATCTTACGCATGTTAGAATACTAATAAGTTATGAAAGGAATATACTATGAGCGATTGGGTAAACGACATCTATATGATGCATAACCGGTTTGGTGTACGCAAATGGTTTGATGAAAACAAAGATAATAAAGACTTGATGGATAAGTACCTTAAGTTTCGTTTGTCTATGTGTAAAGAAGAACTTGATGAAACACTCGATGCAGTTGAAGCAAAAGATCCAGAAGAAATCGTAGACGGCTTAATTGATATGTGTGTATTTGCTATTGGTACATTAGATGTATTCGGCGTAGATGCAAACGAAGCATGGGATCGTGTATACAAAGCTAATGTATCGAAAGATGTCGGTGTTAAAGAAGGTAGGCCGAACCCTTTCGGATTACCAGATCTTATTAAGCCTGAAGGTTGGGAAGCACCTAATCACGATGGTAATCACGGAGATTTAAATAAGGCAGTATAGCATGTTAGCGCCATACAGGGTGTGACAAATTGGCTTTATCAAGATAAATACTCTTGTATAGTTTACAGGAGGTCCCACAATGTGCACACCGTTTGTACGTAAAGAAGCCAATCGTCTTAACTGGTTAATTAAAGGTCAGCTAATTAATAAATCCGAAAGTGATAAGACTGTAGAACAACTTTATGATAGTTACTTCAAAAGACTTTGGAATAATACAGAAAGAAGTGAGTATGGTATGATTGGATTTGAACAAGCATATAAAGCTCGCGAAGCAGAAGTACTAAACGAAGAACTATATTACGTTGCACATAGAGGTTACGATTAAAGGGTTTACATCACCTTAAATATATATTATACTGATTCTATAATATAAAAAAGGAATGAAAATCATGTGGAACCCAAATAAATCATCATGGGGATGTACTTCAGAAACTAAGCCTCTCGTAGATATGCTTGGTGAACTTGTCCCATTCGAAGGTCAAGTTGAATCGCCTCGTAAAAATCGTGCTCTTGAGAAATTTCGTAAAGCTCAGAACGTTGTCTATGATGTATTCAATAACGCTCTATGTAATCGCGGTTCAGAAATCGGCAGAGTTCTTGGCGTTAAAAAGCGTGACTTAGCTTTACCTTATGGATATTATAACAAAGGTAATTGGGATCAAGTAGAGCATTTGATCGAAGAAGCTTTCACACCAATCGTTATGGCTGCAGCTAAAGAACAGGGAATAATCTCATAATGTTTACAATTATTAGATCGATTGGCAGAGAGTCAGTAGCTATTGCATCTCGTATAGAAGATGCTTTAGCACTGATAACAGCAAATGATAAGGAACCGACAGGCACTTATCAGATAAAAGACGTTTATCACAAATCATATTTTGACGAGTTTATAATGGAATATAAAGGTTATTCTTTAGTAAACGATATATACGAAGATGATGATTGTGTAAAGCAACATTATCAAATCGGAAAATACGATAACGAATATGTTCAATATCCAAAAAGCCTAGAAGGCTTATCAAGTAACTCTTATGCTTCATTTGAAGAAGCTTTAAAAGTGTTTCAAAACACTGTTGACACTTTAACAGAATCAGTGTAGAACAACTACATCAACTTTAACAAAGGAAATAATATTATGAAAACGCAATTCAATTCAGAAAGACAATCAACTGCTTATCAGTTTACTGTTAACATGATTAACGGTAAAGTTGCACCTGAACACCAGGCAGCTATTGATGGGTTGAAGCTCGTAGTCAAGATGGGTAATCTTGCATATGACACTGATGCTCCTCAACGAGTTAAACTTCAAGGTCGTGGACCTCGTGCAAATATCTCTGAAAAAGTAAAAGGTTATCGTCGCGGTTATGATTGTTCTCTTCCATTAGCTTATGCTACGCATGCAGATGTGTACGTGTACGCGCGATAAAAAGGTTGACATTTGAGCTTATACGTGTTAGAATAGAATCATCAAACAAAGGAATTGTATAATGAATCTAGAAAAACTCCAAACACTTGATAAGCTCGAAATCAACCAAGCACGCGAAGTAGCAATTTCCATGCTAGGTAAAAAGACTAAACCTTTAGTATTACAACAACTGAAGTTGGACATTCAAAATGCACCGACTTCAGTTGAAGTATCTCGCATTATGTGGCAGGTTTATCTTTCTGGTACAGGACTCGGCACGATTGGTTCCGCTTGGAAAAAGCATTATAACACAGCATGATATCTAATTTAAAATTACCTGAAGCGCTCGTTATCGAACTAAACGATGACGAGCTTTCTTACATTAAAACAATGGCACAGGACATTTATGATGTCCCTGCAAAAAGACGAGGCCGCACTCTTGAAACAGTGATGGCACACACGACTGCAGGTGTTATACTTGAGTTCGCATTAGAACGTCAAGGTGCAGTAAAAAATACAGCAGAATTTGATCATACTATACCAGACTCACATAATTGGGATGTTGAGTGGAATGGTATGCGGTGTGAAGTAAAGAATGCACAAGATCCAGGTAAAATGCCTGAAGGTTTTGAAATGAAATGGTTAACTATGTCTAATTATATGGGTAATAAGTTGGCACGTAATCGTAAGCTATATCCAGAATGTGTTGATGTAGTGATATTTGGTTGTTATTCAAAGGTAGCAGAAAATACTTATGATGTACGTTGGAGATGTGTAGCACCTTTTGATACTATACGTGAAACGCTTGCTCCTTGTAATCCAGATTACGATAACAATTGGACAGAAGAAGTTGATGGATCTAAGAAACTTAAATTCTTCTATAACCACAGAAAAGAAACCCGTTGTATATATAATCATAACTTATAAAGGAGTCAGACGTGCAACTTGAAACAAGACCAAATTATGATTGTTACGTAGATTACTTCTGGCCTAAATCTAAATGGTTAGAAGAAAATTGTTTAATCGGTGATCTCGATTATCTTGGGCCTGAGGCCGATAAAAATATCAATGATCCATTAATGCAAAATATTCCAGCTTATAATTGTGTGTCTCGTACATACGAAGGTTTTAATAATGTTAATCAAGATATAAATTATGGAACAAACCAAATAGTATTTAAGAAAAGACCAGTAGATGTACAAGAACGTGTTAAAAATTATGTAACAGACAAATGGTCTTTACTCGAATATGTTTACGCCTATTATGTTCATCGTAGTACTGGCTCTGGTTTTTATGCCGGCAAGGATTGGCATGGATATCATCATTCTATTGTATCTCATTTTGGTTTATTAGAAACTGCAGATGAAATGGCAGATCTAATGAAGGTTTGGAAAGCTGCTGATAGAAAAATGTTTTCTACTATTGGTAACCAAAACCCAACTCCGATAAAAGGAATGAATTTACCAGAACACATTACGAGCTTCGGTTTAGATCTTATGAAACAATTAACTGAATGGCTAAAAGAAAATTTAGCTATGAATAATGGTGCTCCTTTAGATCAGAAAGAATTAACTGATAGACTTAATCAGAAGAATATAGATAGAGGTATTCGTCGTTGGAACTTTCCTTATGCTCAAATGATTGCTGATATTGCTACATACCACCCAGAATACGTTGATCCAAATTCTAGTTTATATTGTGGTAATAACGCAAGACAAGCAATTGAACAAATGTTTCATAAACCTAAAGGAATGAGTCAAGTAGAATATCACGATTTAGCACTTGCAGATCTTACAGAAAAGCTTGGTACAAGTGCTGTTGCGCATGAAGATACTTTATGTATTTACGTAAGGTTTTTAAATAATCTTGATCGCTCAGGCAGAGGCTTAAGAAATGCTTCTGGATATTATATGATGGATAAAGACGACAAGCCAATGTATCCAGATATATGGAGGCCTGCTGCATTAGAAAAGAAAGTAAGTAGTTCACACTCAGTAATGGAGTTTCTAGCATGAAAACATTTGCACAAATAGTATTAGAATATAGACAGCATAGACGTTATATTCTTGCAGCATTAAAAGCACAAAAAGAAAAAACTTAGTATACATTTGAAGAATTACATGATAGAATATATCAATGTAATACACACGGAGACTTTATATAATGAAATACGACAATAACAAACCACCAATTCATCTTGTACCTACAGTAGCTATTGAAGCTGCAGCTAAGGTATTTGCTTTTGGTGCAGCCAAATATTCTGAAAACAATTGGCGTGATGATATTAATACTACTGAATGGGGCAGATCTTATTCTTCTCTTCAGCGTCACCTCATGGCCTATTGGGATAAAGAAGATATTGATCCAGAATCTGGTCTTCTTCATTTAGACCATGCATTAACTCAGCTAATGATCCTTCGCGTAGCTTATGATGAAGGCAAAGATATGGATGATAGATATGAAACAAAATAATGTAAGTAATATTCGTGAATACTTCTTTAACGAACTAAGCGATAAGAATTTTACCATCGACAAAACCGGTGCTAAAACAATTGAAATGTTAGGTGCATCATTTATTGCTGATGAACCAGCTATCTTTGGCACACCTGTTAAATCTTATATTGATGCAGAGCTAGCTTGGTATGAAAGCGGTTCTACTAATATTATGGATATTCATGGTTTAGATAAAGATCCGCCTGCTGCTTGGCAATATGCTGCAAATGAAAACGGTGAAATCAATTCAAACTACGGACATCTTGTAGACTCTCCAAAGTTTTATAATCAATATTATAGTGCAATTGAAGAGTTGATTGCTAATCCAGATAGCCGTCGTGCTCAGATGGTTTATAATCGTCCATCTATTTGGGTTGAATACAACGAGAATGGTAAATCAGATTTCATTTGTACTAATGCGCAAACGTTCTATATTCGCGATAATAAGTTGCATATGGTATCACAAATGCGTTCAAACGATGTAGTCTTTGGTTACAAGAATGATTATGCGTGGGCTCAACACCTTATGGATAGAGCTATTGATAATCTAAATGAAGAAGGACATAACCTTACAAAAGGTGATCTTACTTGGCAAGTAATGAACTTGCACGTGTACGAGCGTCACTTTAATTTAGTGGAGTAAACGTGAGCAAACTAATAAAAATTACAGACATACTAGAAACCAAACTTCGTAAAGAAAAAGAAATAGAATTTTACGAAGGTGAAATTAAAAAAATTCGACAGAAAATGATGTTCTTACAAAAGGACCTAGACTTAACAAAGCTCATAATATCTATTATTGAGAAAGAAAAAGTTTACGATATAAAAGAAAAAATGGAAACAAGGATGATATCCGATGATTGATGATTACGAACCATACGATCAATATATGAAAAGAATGTACAAACAATACCCCGTAGATAGTTTCTTAGATCCTAGTACAACTAAATGGCCAATTCGTTTCATGAATATGGCCAAAATGGTTTCTACGTGGAGTAAGGACCCTTCTAGTAAAATCGGTGCTGTAGCAGTAAACGATGAAAGAAATATTCTAGCGACAGGATATAACGGGTTTCCAAAGGGTATTGCTGATACTGATGATAGATTAAATAACAGAGCTGAGAAATATCCTCGTATTGTTCATGCAGAAATGAATGCTTTGATGAATGCTTTATATAATGGCGTATCATTAAAAGGAGCAACTCTTTATGTTTATGGATTACCGGTCTGTTCAGACTGTACTAAATGTGTTATTCAAGCTGGTGTAAAATCTCTCTGGATAATGTTACCTTCAGACTCTACCCCCGAAACATGGACTGATATGTGGAATAAGCAATCTAGGCCGATGCTAATGGAAGCTGGTGTAGATATCTATGGCTTGAAAGAAGAAGAATTGGTTTAATGCACCGAAATAGCGATGCTCAATGGGTAAAGATGAATTTCGATATTCCTTGTTACGATATAGAACAAGAATACCTATCAGTCAAAGAAGAATTAGTTATCAATAGACCGCAAGATGGTCATAAGGACTGGTTTGCAGCATCTTTATTCATTAAAGACAATATTACAGAGGTAGGATTAAAATGTACTAAGACCGTAGAGTTCATCAAATCATTACCATATGATAGACTAGATGACGTTAGATTTTTAGTTATAAAACCTGAGGGATATATTGCTGAACACAGCGATGTTCCAGAACACAATTGGCTAGATACTCTTAATATGTCAATTTCATATCCTAATGGAAGTAAGTTCATTCTGAATGGAGAAGAAGTACCATACCATAAAGGTGCAGCATTTGTTTTGAATGTACACTATTCTCATTGGGTCGAAAATAAATCTGACGAAGAAAGATTGCATTTGATAATACACGGAAAAAAGAAGAAAGAGTTTTGGAATGACATTATTGAAATTAGAATGTAGTATCGATGGCAACTAATTTAACTGATATTTACACCGGAGTAAAAAAGGACGATGCTAATAGAAGACAGAATGATTTTTATCCAACACCTCCTTTGGCAACATTCGTTCTAGGAAAGTATTGTAAACCGCCAAAAAATATTGTTGAGCCTTGTGCTGGCCGTGGTAATATATCTAAGCAACTTCAAAGAATGGGTCACAGCGTAACTAGTTATGATTTAAACTCTTATGATAATTGCTTGACTGAAGTCCACACACCTTATGATGCAATGGAACTGCAACCGCAATTTGCAGATGGTGTTGTGACAAATCCTCCTTATCACAAAGATTTACCAAGAAAACTAGCAGAGAAATTCATATCTGAATATGACTATACTGCAATGTTTTTACGTATTACATTTTTAGAGGGTAAGAAGAGAAAGAAATTGTTTACAAATAATCCTCCTAGTGATATAATCTTTTTATCTGATAGAGTTAAATTCAGTTCAGATCATATAGAACCTATCGAAAAAGAAGATCAGATAGGTGGTATGATTGCTTATATGTGGATAGTATGGGATAGAAGACATTCTTGGTCGGGCCTTACTAAAATGCAATGGGTTACTCTAGAAAATGAATACGAAGAATTTAGAAAAACTGTTTAGGAGAATATTATGAAATCAGCAATGGCATCGCCTTTTGTTCCCATATCTTTTCAATTGCCAAACCATAGAGCTGCGCAAGGTGTAATTTATGCGGATATGATTAGTCATTACCTTGATGTTGGTGAAATGAAAATTATTATGTCTAAATCTTCTGTTCAGGGTGCGGCCGCAAAAGAAGCAGCTAAACAAGAAGATTTTAATCAATACGACAATCTTTATATCTATCATGGTAATGATCGTAAAGAAGGTGCAACAGATATTAATTTCTTTGGAGGAACAAAAGGTTTTCCTCATGCATATAACATTCGTAATATTTCCAGATTTAAAGGTCAAGTCTATTCATTAGAATATGATATGCCAGATTATGCATCAATGTTAGAATATAAGCTTAACGCTATGAAAGCAAAAGAAGGTAATCTTGATTCTGTAGTTCCAGAGTTTAGAGAAGTAGATTTAGATAATCTAAGAGAAATGCAGAAGAACGCTATCACTATCAAACCACAACATCCTACTTGGGATCGAATGGTTATTGGAGATAGTCATGCTATTTCAATGTATAGACCTGGTTACAATGTCAATTCAGTTCAATTTAAAACTTTATATGGTGCGTTAGAAATGGGCCTTGAAAGTTTCATAAATAGAGATAATGTTAAACATATTGAGTGTTACTTTGGTAACATCGATATTAGACACCATCTTTGCAGACAAGACGATACTAAACAAGCGATAAGAACTCTTGTTGACCGTTATGTTGAAGCTGTAGACTCTTTGGATATGGAAAGTAAAGTGATTTGTGAGTTATTACCAATCGAAAATGAACGCCGCAACTTGCCAAAATCTGGCATGTATAAAGGCACAAAGTTCTTCGGCTCTTGGGCTGAGCGTAATGATGCACGCTTATATTTTAAAGAATATGCTATGAGTAAGGTTCAAGGAACAGATGTACAATTTAAGGAATGGATTACACCACATTTCTATAATGGCATAGGAGAACTTGATTTTAAAGCAATGGAAAGTCCAAAGTCTGTCCATCTTTCTAGAGAGTTTTATCCACATTGGCAAGGCAAAGAATATAATGATATCGAAGAAAATACTATAGAAGATTTCTTTTCGTGAAGCACGCCACTATTATACCCTTAATAGGTGGTGAAGCTCTTGCATCTACAGAAGTATTTGGTTCAAAGCCAGAGTATATTTTATCGTATGAAGCATTTAAAGATAATGAACAACATCTTTTGAATTATTGGGAAAATAAAGTTCCTTATTATATTCTCGATAAGGGCCAATCTCCTGACTTAAACCAGAAAATAGATGTTGTATCAAGTGTTTGTCCGTGTGCAGGTTTAAGTACTATGCATCATGCTCACGGCGAAACAAACGAGAATAACCAATGGATGGAGCTAAGCGCAGAGTATATTCTTTCTAACGTAAAGCCAAACGTATTTTGGGGAGAGAACGCTGCATCACTATCTGGAAAGATAGGCGAGTTTATGCTTAATAAGCTTAGACAAATCGGATTAGATAATGGTTATTCGATGTCTTTATATCTTACTAAAAATATTAAACATGGTGTTCCTCAGTTCAGAAAGCGTACATTTTATTTCTTTTGGAAGAAAGACATGTTCGGTGAAAAAACTCCTGTTCTGCACTTTTATAATAAACCTCACAAGAAAATAGAAGATATTATTAACGGTGTAACATCAAATACTCAAATGGATGTGATCAATAAGAAAATTCCTTCTAAGGATGATCCTTACTATCGTTACCTTTTAGAAGAAGTTCATGGTGGGATTACTCATAGAGAATATCATGATATAATGGTAACAAAAAACGTAAGGGCAAATGACGCTGAATGCGCGATTGAACGTGCAGGTCATGACTATAAAAGAATAGCTAAATGGATGGGTGATAACGGATATCATAGAGAAGTTCCAAAATGTGAACGTAAATATGAAAAGCTTCAGGCTGGAGGCAATCTTATGAGAAGAGGAACAATGGTTCCTAAAGATTATATTGGAGCTTTCGTTGGTCATTACCCAAAAATGTTAACTCATCCATACGAAGATAGATATATAACTATTCGAGAAGCAATGACTATTATGGGTTTGCCTCAAGACTTTGAGTTGTTAGATCCAAAGAATTCTATCAATCACATCTGCCAAAACGTTCCTTACGAAACAGCAAAGGATATGGCTACTGAGATTAAACACGTATTCGAAGGAAATAGACCTTGGTCAGATACAGACTTTTTGTTTCAAACGAATATAGATGAAACAACAGAACAATGGAATGTAACTGAAAATAACCTCGAAAGCTTTTTCGGTTGACATTTTATCAATACAATATACAATACGACTATGTAACGAAAGTGAGAATATGAGAAAAGATTTTATTTTAGATTTCGAAACCA